GAGATCATGTCGCAGGTGATGGCGAAGGGCATCCGCACGGCGTTGTCGGATAATGACCCGAACGCCGCGAAGATGATCACGTACCTACTCGACCGTCGCGGCGGCGAGGAATACCGTCCGCCGGCCCAGCGCGTGCAGACGGAGGATGTGACGACGGCGCCGCCTGTGATTGATAGTAGTAAGCTCACGGCGGATGAGCGCGCGCAGCTCCGGACGATGCTTGAGCGCGTGGCGAATGGGGGTGAGGGGGATGACGACGCGGATGCAGAGCCCTAAATCCCACTACCGCCACATGAACCGCACCATCGCAGTGATGATGCGGGAACTGTATTTCGGCAGGCGCATGAATCAGGTGGAACTCGCGGCATTTTTCCGCGTGCGTCAGTCGACGGTATCGCGGATTATCGCGGGGCTGACGTGGGCTTGATATAGTAGGGGGATGCTCCACTCCCTTGACTCGTTAGATGCGAAGCGGCAGCTTCTTGATCTTGACCGTTGTGATGCGGAAGAAAGTTTGTATGTTTTCCTGAAAGCCGCATGGCGCTACATCGACCCCGCGCCCTGGAAAGACGGCTGGCACATCGACGCGATTGCCGAGCATCTACAAGCGGTCGTCGACGGTGAAATCCGGCGATTGATTATCAATCTGCCCCCAAGGCATTGCAAATCCCTATTGCTGTCCGTTGCGTTCCCCGCGTGGGTGTGGGCGCAGCCGTTCAAGTCACCCACATCCGGCCCCGGCGTTCCGTTCCTGTACGCATCGTACGCTGACAAACTATCGTTGCGCGATTCGGTGAAGTGTCGGCGGTTGATTGAGTCGGCGTTTTACCAGACACTGTGGGGAAACCGATACCAATTGGTATCTGACCAGAACACGAAGTCACGCTTCACGAATTCAGCCGGCGGGGAGAGGTTAATCACATCGATAGGGGCCGGCGTGACCGGAGAGGGAGGAAATTGTTTTGTAGCGGGCACCATGGTGGAAACACCTGGCGGTCCTGTTCCTATCGAGACACTGCGGCCAATGGACGTGATATTTGGCTTTGATGAGAGACGGGGTAAGGTGATAAAATCTTTCGTAGTAGCCACTTCGAAGAGAAAATCTAATGACCTCTGTACGGTTTACGAAATTTCGGGAAATAGATTCACATGTACTGTGGATCATCCAATCTACTCGCCGGGGCGAGGATATATCAGAGCTGGTGAAATGGGGGCACGAGACCGGGTTCTTGTCTCAGCAAGTCAAGAGCAATCAGCATGTAATGACTCTGATTCATTTGAAATGCGATCGTTGTGGGAAAGGGACGAAGCGAGCGTTGTACTGGGTGCGAAAAGCGTTGAAGCAGGGAAGCAGAGATTCCTATTGCACTCAGAATTGCTCAATGAAACATCACGCAATCAAGAATACGAAACGTCTATGCCCGCATTGTGTAGTGGCCCACCCAATGCATGGGAAAAGATATTGTTCCGAAAAATGCAAGGTCGCCGCCAGGGAAATTCGAAAAAAGAAAAACCTTTGTCCTCATTGCGGAGAAGAGTTCTCTGGAATTTATGGCAGGCAATTTTGCTCAAGGGAATGCGCAGATTCAGTACACTCATTAAGGATGCGTGGTTCCAAGAATTCAAAGTACCGTGGTCCGAAAATTGCGTACTCGAATCAGTTCAGGGCCATGCGTCCACTTATCCGAATGAGAGACGAGAATTGTTGTGTCAATTGCGAGACGATTGGACGAATGACAAGGCTAAACTATCGTCCCCGTCTATCATTGCAAGTCCATCATATCGACGAAGATCCGACAAACAACAATCCGGAAAATCTGATAACCATGTGCGAGAGTTGCCACAAGAGGCACCATGCTGGCGCGTTGGCCATATCGAAAAAGTTGTCAGGCATTGCGACCGAGAGGACGATGTTTATGACATCCAGGTTGAAGGCTGCCACAACTTCTTTGCTGAAGGATTTTTAGTCCACAATTGCATCGTAATCGACGATCCGAATTCCGCTAACGACGTAGCCTCAGAAGCCACGATAGAAACCACTATCGACTGGTGGTCGACCGCAATGCCCTCTCGCCTCAACGATCCTGAGACTGGGGCATTCGTGATTATCCAGCAAAGACTGGCCGAAAATGACTTGACGGGTCACATCCTAGAGCATGAGGCGGCCGGCTGGACACACCTTTGTTTGCCTGGTCGCTATGAGCCAGAGCGTTCATTCATCACGACCATAGGATGGAAAGACCCTCGCACCGAAGAAGGTCAATTGTTGTGGCCGGAGCGTTTCAGCGAAGAATCCCTCAAGCGCCTAGAAGTGACGATGGGCCCATTCGTATTCGCGGGCCAGATTCAGCAGCGGCCTGAACCGCGCGGCGGCGGCATCATTCGCAGGGAATGGTGGACGTTGTGGGACAAGGATGCGTATCCAAAAATGGACTTCGTGCTGGCGTCGCTCGACACGGCGTATACCGAGAAAACAGAGAACGATTTTTCAGCGATGACGATTTGGGGGGTTTTTTCTGGAGCGGCGAACGAAGCAGCGAACCGCGTGTTGGTAGCCGATCCCGACGGCGGTCAGCGTCCGATCGACATCCGTCAAGATTTTTCGCCGGCAGCGCCCAAGGTGATGATGCTATGGGCCTGGAAAGACCGCATGGAGTTGCACAAGCTCGTTGAGAAGGTCGGCAAGAGTTGCACGTCAATGAAAGTGGATTTGCTGCTGATCGAGAACAAAGCGGCGGGTCATTCAGTGGCGCAGGAAATCAGGCGCCTGTATTCAAACGAGCGCTTTGGCGTGCAGCTCTGCGACCCGAAAAGCCAAGACAAAGTATCGCGTCTCTATTCGGTGCAGCATTTATTCGCGGAGGGGATCATTCACGCGCCGGACAGAGCATGGAGCGAGATGGTCATATCTGAGGTTGCGCAGTTCCCGAAGGGCAAGCACGACGACCTTACCGACACCGTATCGCAGGCGCTTCGTCATCTACGCGACAACGGACTGATCGCCCGCGCGGTTGAGCGCGAGGCGGAATTGGAGGAACTCAAGCGCTATCGCCGCGGGGCGACCGATCCACTGTATCCCGTGTAGGGGTCGCGTTTGCGATAGCGTCGTGTTTTGGACATTATGGCTGGTTTGGGTGTAGGATTCCGCTTACCCATGAAAAAATCCGCCATAGACCCCCCGATCGCCGGAAACCGCAATCAGGTATTGATGCGCGCGGTGGTGGAGTTGGTGTCGCGGGTGCAGCGGCCGTTTATGTTCCGGGTGACGGTGGTCGGGCAGCCCCCGCATGCGGTGAAGCGCGTATATGAGCTGCCGGCGCTCGATGATAAGGACGCCGCGCAAACGTGCATGAAGCGATTCGAGCGTGAGATGCTTCACCCCTCGTCGATACTGCTGGCCGTATGACGCTCCGCGCGCTGCCCAAGCCCGATGGATTCGAGTTGCGCGAGAAGCGTGCTGATAAAGCCTGCGACGGACGCAAGTGGTTGCCCGAAGATGCGCTCTATGACGCATCGCGACAGATGCATGATGACCCACCAGTGGGCGCCATGATTGTTGCGTGGTACGCCCGCAATGAGGAGTCTGGCAACGTAGTATTGAAATATCGTTGCTGGCACGAGCATGACCGCCAGACGATGGCGCTCGCGGCGGATCTGGTGCGGGATCTATGAGCGCCGTCCCCGGCCTAGGTCCCGCGAATCTCAGGCTCGTGCCGACGGAGCCCGACCAGCCCGGTAGCGCGGACATTATCGTTGAGATGGAACCGCCGCCAGGCGACACGCCAGACATCGATGAGAAGGGCAATATCTTAAGGATCGAGCATGGCGACGGCTCGGTGTCGGTTTCGTTGGATGGCAAACCACTCGGGACCACGAAAGCGGCGAACGACGGCCCCAAAGAGTGGTTTGGTAACCTGATCGACGACATCACCGATTCCGAGCAGTCCCGCATCGCCGAAGAACTGCTGCGCGCTGTCGAGCAAGACATCGAATCCCGCCGCGACTGGATCGAGGATCGCGCCAACGGCATCAAGCTCCTGGGCCTTAAAATCGAACTCCCCGGCTTGGCCGGCGCATCCGATGGTGCGCCCGTCGAGGGCATGTCGAAGGTCCGGCATCCGCTGTTGCTCGAGGCGGTGCTGCGATTCCAGGCGAACGCGCGCTCGGAGCTGCTACCGACCGACGGCCCGTGCAAGATCCGAAACGACGACAACGACGCGCAGTTGAAAGAGGACATGCTCGCGAACGCCTTTGAGCGCGACATGAACCATTACCTGACGGCGGTCGCGACCGAGTATTACCCGGACACCGACCGCATGCTGCTCATGACCGGATTCGGGGGCTCGGGGTTCAAGAAAATCTACCAGTGCCCTTTAAGGAATCGCCCGGTCTCGGAGTCGATCGACGCCGAGGACATCATCGTCAATCAATCGGCGATCAACCTGCCGAACGCGCGGCGCATCACGCATCGGACGTTCTTGCGTCCGTCGACGGTCAAGCGGCTGCAGATCTTGGGCGTTTATAAGGACATTGACCTACCGGACCCGATGGCCCGGAAACTGGATCCGCTCACCGAAGAGAAGCAGGAACAGCAGGGGCTGACTGTCAATAATTTCCGGCCCGAGGATCGGGACCGGGAGATTTACGAGATTCAGTGCGAGCTCGATATCTTGGGATTCGAGCACAAGCTAGACGGCAAGGAAACCGGCCTCGAGATTCCGTACATCGTCACGATCGATGTGTCGAGTCGGCGGGTGCTCTCGATCACGCGGAACTTCGATGAGAACGATCAGGACATGCCGACGGCCAAGCGCCGGTTCGTGAAGTTCCCGTTCGTGCCTGGGCTGGGGTTCTACGACATCGGATTGCTGCATATTCTGGGCAACACCACGAACGCGGTGACCGCGGCCTGGCGCGAAATGCTCGATAACGGCATGTATGCGAACTTTCCGGGGTTCCTGGTGTCGAAGGCCGGCACGCGACAAAACACGAACATTCTGCGCGTCCCGCCGGGCGGCTCGGCGCAGATCGACACGGGCGGGATGCCAATCGGCCAGTCCGTGATGCCGCTCCCGTACCAGACGACGGGCATGGCGCCCTTGATGGCACTCGTGCAGAACATGGTCGAGACGGGCCAGCGCGTCGGTGGCACGGCCGAGCTCCAGGTGGGTGAAGGCCGCGCCGAAGCGCCGGTTGGCACGACTCTTGCGCTGATCGATCAAGCCGTGAAGATCATGAATTCGGTGCATAAACGACTCCACGCGGCCCAAGCCGAAGAGCTCGAACTGATTGTGCAGTGCTTCCGCGATCACCCGGAAGCGTTTATCCGAAACGCCAAGCGCTCGAAAATCGCCTGGAACGAGGCGCAGTTCATGCAGGCAGTGGAGAATTTCCAGCTCGTGCCGCAAGCGGATCCGAATACGGCCTCCATGGGCCAGCGGGTGATGAAGATCCAGGGGTTGATTCAGTTGCAGCAAGCATCGCCGAATTTGATTGACCCGGTGGCCGTGACGACGGCGGCGCTGCAGGCGATTGGCTGGTCGAACCCGGAACAGTTCCTTGTACCGCCAGCCGCTCGCGCCGCGCCGCCTCCGCAGTTGCAGCAGATGCAGCAGGAAATGGAGAACGACAAGAAGGCGGCCGACGCCAAAGTTACGGAAGCGAACGCCCGCGCGACCGAAGCCACGGCTCGCGCGAAAGACGTGCAGGCGCGCGTCGACACCGGTCACTACGCGAAGGACGCGCCCGAAGCCGCCGCGCCGAATGCGCCCGAACCGGGCCCAACGCCGGTCGATGTGGCGCTCGCGCAGGCCAAGATCATGGACTCCCAGACGCGCGCCAAGGAAGTCGCTATCAAAGCGCATGAGGCGGCGACCGAGAACCAGAATCGGGACCAAGACCGGGAAGCCAAAGAGAAGGAAACCGCGATTGACCTCGCGAAAGCCGTGATTGCGGCGCCGACGGCGGGTGAGTCGGGGAAGCAGGTGTCGGTGAAGGGCGTGGGGAAGAAGGCGCGGGGGATCATCTCGGAAGTGGATAAGGGGATCAAGTAGCAGCAGTAGCAGTAACACGAGAAGGAGCAGAAATATGTTGACAGTCAAGATGTTGAAGTTCAGTAAGCCAACGTATTCGGGATCTACAGATGGACCTTCGACCAGAGATCCGGGTTACACCGAAACCGTAGTTGTTCATCCTGCCGATGCCGTATTTGTCGAATGTAGCGACAAACACGGAAGACAAGTGGTCGGCGTACAAAACCCAAAAAATGGCGAAATTGAGCGATTCACGATAGGCGATGCAGAGCGTGACGACGTAATGTTTAACGTAGCCTACGTCATGAATGACGCGGGACGTACCGTCGAAACCATCCGGTGAAACTCAGCCCGGACATTAGTCGCCGGGGCTGGTCTAAGTCGTGAGTCACCAGCGCATTTGAAAGCAACCGCGACCGCCAGCGGCAACATGCCACGAAAGTGGTGATAACCTCCTGTTGCGCGGCTGGCATAATGAGTGTAGATTTTACACGCCCGTCTAGGAGCCCGATTTGAGCCAAATGTCCGAAAAGGCCCGTTCAGCGGCCAAAGCCAAGGTTTCGCGCCTCGTTGCGCCGAACAAAGGCTCCGTTGACGCATCAAATTGGCGCGAACCCATCGACGAAAAGGGCACCATCCAGACCGGCCCGCGGCCCGTCTCTCGGCGCGCATTTCGCTCCGGCGGCAAGGTATCGGGGCTCGCCGCAGCAGCTCGCGCCGATCGCAAGCCCCGAAAATCCGGCGGCGCACTGACCGCAAATTCTCTGATCAATCGCAACGTCAAGACCGCGAACGAAGAGCGGGAGGGCGAGAAACACATCGGCGGCATGAAACGCGGCGGTCGCGCGCATAAACTGGCCGGTGGCCCGCTGATCAATGAGACTGGCAGCTCGTCGCTCCCGCCGACGACCGTCGGGCGCAAGTCCGGCGGCGGCAACTGGATCGCAGGCGCGATCAAGCATCCTGGCGCCCTGCATCGCGAGCTTGGCGTCCCGAAGGGCGAGAAAATCCCGGCCAAGAAATTGAACGCCGCAGCCGACAAGGGCGGCATTGAGGGCAAACGCGCTCGGCTCGCCAAGACCTTGAAGGGCCTGCACAAAGCCTCTGGCGGTGCTCTCTCCGGTGGCACCCGTCCCGAAGGCGGACGCATGCCGCGCGCCTCCGGTGGCCGCGCCAAGAAGGGCATGAACGTGAATATCATCATCGCGCCGTCCGGCAGCGGTGGTCCGAAACCTCCGATGCCGATGCCGCCGCCTGGCGGACCCGTTGGAATGCATCAGGGCATGCCGCCGCCGGCCGCGCCCGCTCCGATGGGGGCGCCTCAGGGTGCGATGCCCCAGCCGATGATGGCGCGT